TAAAGGTACTACGGATGTATTCTTTAATCTTGATGATGTATTAGACGACGATTACAGACACCCAATTCCAATAGGAATACCTGGTATTGATAATTTGTTACGAGGAGGTTTGGCAAAAGGAGAAATAGGTGTTATCTTAGCACCCACGGGTGTTGGTAAGTCTACTTTTACTACAAAAATTGCAAACCACGCATTTAATTTAGGGTATAACGTTTTACAGATATTTTTTGAAGATAATCCAAAAATCATTCAAAGAAAACATATTACTCTTTGGACGGAAATTCACCCTGATGATTTGACCGAAAACAGAAAAGATGTGATAGAAAAAGTTAAACATATCCAAGCAACAAGAAAAAATAAGTTGATTTTAAAAAAGTTACCATCTGATACTGTAACTATGAATCAAATCAAAAATCAAATTAGAAAAATGATTGCTGAGGGTAACAAAGTTGATATGATTATTTTAGACTACATTGATTGTGTTGTACCTGATAAAATGTTAGGTGATGAATGGAAAAGTGAGGGGTCAGTAATGAGAGCTTTTGAAGCGATGTGTCACGAATTAGATTTGGCTGGTTGGACCGCAACTCAAGGTAATCGTAACTCAATTTCGTCTGAAGTTGTAACAACAGACCAAATGGGTGGGTCAATCAAAAAAGCACAAGTAGGTCACGTAATCATAACTGTGGCCAAAAGTTTACAACAAAAAGAAATGAACTTGGCAACAATTGCAATTACAAAGTCAAGAATAGGTAAAGACGGTATTGTGTTTGAAAACTGTAAGTTTGATAACGCAATGTTAGAAATAGACACAGAACAAAGTATGACCTTCTTAGGTTTAGAAGAACAAAAAGAAGAAAGAAACAAAAACCGTGTCAAAGAACTTCTAGAAAAAAAGAAGTTAAAAGAACAACAATCTTAATTTAATTAAAACTATGGAAAAAATATTAACAGAAAATCCTGGACGTTTCGTCATCTTCCCTATCGAACATAACGATATATGGGAATATTACAAACAACACCAAGCTGCATTTTGGACGGCAGAAGAAGTCGACTTAACAAATGACATCAGAGATTGGGAAAATCTTACAGACAATGAAAAGTACTTTATTAAAAATGTATTGTCATTTTTCGCCGCTTCCGATGGTATTGTAAATGAAAACTTGGCCGAAAACTTTTATCGTGAAGTACAATACCCTGAAGCAAAGTTTTTCTACGGTATGCAATTGGCAATGGAAAACATTCATTCACTTATGTATTCTTTATTAATTGATACGTACATTGGGAACCCAAAAGAAAAAGATGAGTGTTTTAATGCGATTGATAGATTACCTGCAGTGCAGAAAAAAGCAAAATGGGCATTAGAATGGATTGAAAATGCTTCATTTGCCGAAAGATTGGTGGCGTTTGCGGCTGTTGAAGGTATCTTCTTTTCAGGTTCATTTTGTGCCATCTTTTGGATGAAGTCAAGAGGAATTATGCAAGGTCTATGTAACGCTAACTCACTTATCTTTAAAGATGAAAACTTACATTGTGATTTTGCAATACACCTGTTAAACAATCACTTGGAAGAAAAACCATCAGAAAAAAGAATTAAAGAAATATTGTTGTCGGCTCTTGAAATAGAAAAAGAGTTTATCACTGAGTCTTTACCTGTTTCACTTATCGGAATGAATTCAAATCTAATGAAACAATACTTAGAGTTTGTTGTAGATGGACTTTTAGTAAAAATGGGATGTTCTAAGGAATATAACGTAGAACAACCTTTTAAGTTCATGGAACAGATTGCGGTTGAAACAAAAGGTAATTTCTTTGAATCAAGAACGGTTGAATACCAAAAAGCTAAGTTAAACGAAACAATAACATTTACAGAAGACTTCTAAATTATAAACTATGTCATTAAAAATTATTAAAAGAGTGGGGGAGAATGTCGCCTTTAACCCACAAAAAATTTACAATAGAGTAAAACGTTCAGCAAAGGGTTTGAACGTTAATTCTGATGAAATTTTTATCAAGGTAATCACTTCTGTACCAACAGAAGGTGAAGTAACAACAAAAGAATTAGATAAGTTAATCTATGAAATAGCAGCATCATATACTGGTAGTCACCACGATTATTCTAGATTGGCATCATCAGTTGCAATATCATCATACCATAAAGAAACAAACGATAGTTTTTCACAAACTATGAAAGAGTTATATTCAGATGGTATAATTAACGAAGAATTAATTAAAAAAATTGATAACTATGGTGAAAATTTAATAGATGCGGTAATCAATCACGATAATGATTATAACTTTGATTACTTTGCTTGGAGGTCATTACAAGAAATGTACTTGTTAAAAAAACCAAATGGTAAAGTTATCGAAAGACCACAACATATGTACATGAGAGTTGCACTTTGGGTTACCGATACTTTTGAAGATGCTGTTGAATATTACAAGTCACTTTCTAATCAGTTGATTTCTAAGGCAACACCTATAATGATTAATTCAGGAACTAAAGTTCCTCAGTTAGCATCATGTGTTTTACATTACAACGACTCTGATTCGAGACAAGGTTTATTAGGGACACTGAATGATATATCTACTTTTTCTTCAGACGCTGCAGGTATAGGCCTTTCTATGTCTAATATTAGAAGTAAAGAAAGTAGAATTACAACTTCAGGTGGATACGCAGGTGGACTACTTAAGTATTTAAAAATAGTAAATGAGTCACTAAGATTTTTTAATCAGCAAGGTAGAAGACCGGGTTCTGCGGCCATTTATTTAGAACCATGGCACAAAGACATTTTTGATTTACTCGATATTAAAAAGAATACAGGTGCTGAAGAGTTAAGGGCTCGTGATTTATTTACCGCACTTTGGATACCTGACAATTTTATGAGAGCGGTAAAAAATAATGGAGATTGGTATTTGTTCTGTCCTAATGACATTAAAAAGGCAGGTCTAAAACCATTGCAAGAATGTTATGGGGATGAATATGAAGAGATTTATAATAGAGCTGTTGAGTTAGGTTTAGGTAAAAAAGTTTCAGCACAAACTATTTGGACTAAAATTATAGAGTCACAAGTTGAAACAGGTGTTCCTTATTTGTGTTCTAAAGATAGTGCAAACAGTAAAACCAACCATCAAAATATTGGTGTTATCAAACAATCGAACCTTTGTAATGAAATCTATCAATATACCGATGAAAATACTACAGCAATTTGCACACTCTCTTCAATTGTGTTGAAGAACTTTGTCAACGGAAATAAGTTTGATTTTGAAAAACTTTTTAATGAAGTTAGAAAAGTTGTTAGAGCTTTGAACAAAGTTGTAGACATTAACAACTACTCAACAAAAAAAGGTCTGAAAGGAGGTCTTGAACAAAGAGCAATCGCAATTGGTACACAAGGACTCGCTGACGTGTTTTATCTAATGGACTACATCTTCACTTCAGATGATGCAAAAAAATTAAACAAAGAAATTTTTGAAACAATTTACTACGCATCAGTTTATGAAAGCAATCAACTATGTATGGAAGGTAAATACAAACCATATGATTTCTTTAATGGCTCACCAATGTCAAAAGGAGTATTTCAATTTGATATGTGGGGATTAGATGAAATTAACTTACTTTGGAATTGGAAAGAGTTGAAAGAAAATGTAATGAAGTATGGTGTTTGTAATTCTTTGTTTACTGCACAAATGCCTGTAGCTTCTTCCGCTAAAATTACTGGTTCATTTGAAATGACCGAACCCGCACATTCTGCATTATTTAATAGAAGAGTAGTTGGTGGTGAAATTATGATTGTAAACAAATATCTAATAAATGACTTTGAAAAAATTGGTATTTGGTCAGAAGATTTGAAAAATGAAATTATTATGAATGAAGGTTCAATTCAAAACATAAATTTTAATAATTACTTAGATGTTGAAGACAAAAACTACAATAAAAAAGTCAAAAGAATTGAACACTTGATACCCAAGTATAAAACCATTTGGGAGATATCACAAAAACAACTAATTGACATGGCGGCTGAGAGAGCGCCTTTTATTGACCAATCACAGTCCATGAACATTTATATGTCAAATCCAACTTTGTCAAAAATAACTTCATCACATTTCCACGCATGGGAAAGTGGTTTGAAGACTTTGTGTTATTATGTTAGAACTAAAGCAATATCAACGGGGGCTAAACATTTGGCTTTAGATATGTCTAAAAAACAAGTACCACCTCCACCACTACCTGATAGAATATTAAAAGAAGGTGTTTTACCCACAAAACCATCGGATTCTGAGTTCGAGTGTTTTGGTTGTTCTTCTTAAACATAATCCGAGTTTTACTCGGATTTTTTGTTTTTAATATATTTAATAAAAAATATTAGATATTATATTTATTTGATATGGCAAACGGAATTACTTATGGTTTACATTTTCCTTTTCTCAAAAGTCCCGTTGGTCTTTATGTGAGGGCAACAGATACAACTGACGAAGAAATAAAAAGTAACTTATTACACTTGTTACTAACAAGAAGAGGTACAAGATATTATTTACCTGATTTTGGTACAAGACTTTATGAATTTATTTTTGAACCATTAGATGCTCAAACATTTAATTCTATGAAAGATGAAATATATGAGCAAGTAAGAACCTATATACCAAATCTTACCATTACTAATATAACAATCGAGCCTTATACAGAAGCGGACGCACCAATAGGTGAGGTTGATGTTGAGTTGTTAGGTCAGGCCGACATTTATAGATTACCCGGAGCAAATACCGCGGATTATACCGCAAAAATAAAAATAGAATACATAGATGAAGCATCTGCTTTCGGAAGTAGAAACTTTGTAATAATTAATATCTAATATGGCAAATAATAAAATAAATTACACTTCGAGGGATTTTGAAGCAATAAGACAGGGGTTAATTGATTACACTAAACAATACTACCCTGAACTAATACAAAACTTTAACGACGCATCTATATTTTCTGTTTTGATGGATTTGAATGCTGCGGTTGCCGACAATTTACATTTTCACATAGATAGGAGTATTCAAGAAACTGTTTTACAGTACGCACAACAAAGGTCTTCAATATTCAACATCGCAAGAACTTACGGATTGAAAATACCTGGTTTCAGACCATCAGTTGCTGTTGTGGATTTCGCAATAACTGTACCACCACTTGGTGATAGTGAAGATTATAGATATTTAGGAATTCTACGTGCGGGTTCACAATTCAACGGTGGAGGAACAACATTCGAAACTGTATACGACATTGATTTTTCAACACAATATAATCAAGAAGGGTTTGTAAATAGAACTAAAGTACCAACGTTTGACGCTAATAATAAAATCATAAATTACATTATTACCAAAAGAGAGGTTGTAGTTAATGGAACAACTAAAGTTTTTAAAAGAGTTATAAACCCAACAGATGTGGTTCCTTTTTTCAATTTCTTTTTACCTGAGAGAAATGTCTTAGGAGTCTCATCAATAATTCAAAAAGACGGAACTAGTTATCCAAACGTACCTAGTTATCAAGACTTTATTACATCAACCAACAAATGGTATGAAGTGGATGCATTGGCGGAAGATACTGTTTTTATAGAAGACACTACAAAACCAACAGACAATGCAGGTGTCAAAGTTGGTAAATACATCAAAACCGACAACAGATTTATTACTGAATATACGCCTGAAGGTTTCTTAAAAATACAGTTTGGTGGTGGAACAACAACTCCTAATCAACAACTTGCAAATTTTGCAAGAGATGGAATTAGATTGGATTTGGCAAACTATCAAAATAATATAGGGTTAGGT